CTGTCGGCAGCGTTCCGTGTCAACGGCACGGAAGCGCAAACAGCTGCCGGGGCGCTGTTCCAGCTGACGCAGTCTATCGGCTCCGGTTCTGTGCAGATGGAAGAATTAAACAGCTTCATGGACGCCAGCCCCGATCTGTATGTGGCTGTCGCCGAGTCCATTGGCGGTACCACCACTGCATTCAAGAAAATGGTTAGTCAGGGGAAGGTGTCCTCTAAGATGCTGGCTGACGCTATCCTCGCGCAGAACAAGCGCATTATGGATCAGCTTCGCAAAATGCCTATGACACTGGGCGACGTCTGGACGATGATCCAGAACGACGGCAAAGTGGCATTCAAACAGCTCGTTGTCGATACCGGGATCCTGAAGGATGCAGCCGCAGACCTGCGCGACTGGTGGAATGAGGCGCGGCAGGCATGGCTCTATTTCGTGGATAGCATGGGCGGCACAAAGAACGTTGCCGAATCCATTAAAAACGTGCTTACCCCTTTGGCCGCGCTGCTGACTATTCTGACGGGCTTCAAAGCATTATCGATGCTCACCTCGCCTACGGCGGCCGTAGTGGCGCTGGCGGGCGCCATAGGGTTGCTGTACGACGATTACATGGTCTGGAAGGACGGCGGCACCAGCCTAATCGACTGGTCAGAATGGCAGACTACGCTGACGCAGGCTAGTAACCTTGTTACGCAGCTGACGCGCGACGTCAACGGGCTAATCACTTCCGTGAAAGAAATGCTCGGGATCGATGTCTCTAAGTGGTCGCTTAAAGCGGAGATCGAGGACCTGGTGCACCAGGTGCACACCCTGATGAACTCCGTGCAGGGGCTGGTCGACACCATTAAAAATATCAGCAACGGCGATTTCGCTGCTGCTGCTAAATCCATCCAGCGCATGTGGAACGGTCAATCATTTGAGGAGCAAATGAAAGCCGACGCCGAGACCTCGGCGAACCCGAAAAAGGCCAGTGAAATACCCGGACCACTCGACCGCTTCGCTGCTAGCCCAGTGGGCAAGATGATCAGCTCGCCTGTTGACGCTTTGGTTGACGCCTATAACTGGTTCCGGGCGCCGACGCCGTCTGTACCGTCACCAATCGACGTCAACCCGCTGCCGAACAATGTGCAGTTCGACCTCCCTGGCGGGGGCAACAATGCGATCGGCGGGGTGCCACAGGTGACAAATAATAACACTACGAACAACTCCAGCCCGACATACAACCTAACGATAAACGTGCCGCCCGGCACCGACGGTAAAGGGATCGGGGATGCAGCACTCGATCAGATTCGTATGGCGCAGGGGCTGCGCGACGTAACAGGAGGTCAATAGTGGCTTTAAAGAACCCCCTGACCTTCCTGTGGGAAGGCACGAACGATAGTATTTTCTCGATAGCGGGTACCGGGATCGCCGCGTTGACCGTGGACACCGTCGACGATGAGACCCACGACTGGCAGAACGAGGTAACGAATTATCCTGTTGAAACCGGATCGGACATCACCGACAACATCCGGCCTAAACCGGACGAACTAAGCTTCAAATGTTTTGTGTCGAATGCTCCGATCCGTGGCCTGATCGATGAGATATCGTCGTATGTTGATCGGTGGCTTAACGGGACAAAACGTTTGCAGGAATGCTTCAACCAGCTGCGCAACCTGCGAGACTCTCGTCAACCCTGCATTGTCACCACGAGATACCGCACGTATGAAAATGCGGCTATTACGGGAGTCCACATCACCCGCACAAACGAGGTAGGCGAGGCGCTGGAGTTCACAGTGTCTTTCCGCGTAGTGCGCATCGTGTCGAGCCAAATGACACGCGTACCTGATGGCATGAGCGGCAAGCCGCAGGACATGACCGGGTCGACAGCTCAGCGGGCGCAGGGCACTGTTAACGCGGGTCCGAGTAAAGGCAGCGTTGTGACACCGAGCACGTCAGCGCCGGGTGCTAACGGGCGCATTTCAATACTGGCAGCGAGGACGAAGTAAATGTTTAAAGGGGTATCAGACCAGATCGTAACAGACGTTTTCGACGGCGTTCCGGTGTCTCTGCGTTTCATGTGGAACACGCGTTTTCAGTTCTGGAGCGTGTCGATCTACGACCGCCAACGCAACCTGATCGCCGGAGGGATAAAGCTGGTTCAGGATTACCCGATGCTGGGTTTTCTGGCTCTGGACGTTTTACCGGGAGAGCTGTTTATGGTGCGGATGTACGGCGACTGGGACTACCCCCGCTTTAACAGTCTGCCCGAGGAATTTGTGATCGGGTACGTCGAAGCGAGCGAGCTGGAGGCGTTACGAAATGGCACTCTTTGACAGGGTAGTAGAGCTGACGATCGGTGTGCCCGGTGGCGAGGGGGTGAAGATAACTGATCTTCGTGTTGTCATTCAGGCGCGACGCTCGCACAGTAAATCGCCTAACGATGCAACGGTGCGCATTTACAACGCGTCACCAAACACAGAGGCGCTGTTGCAGGTTCCGGGCACAGTCATCATGATGGCCGCTGGCTACGTGGGGCAGGTAGCTGTGTTTTTCACTGGTGATGTTGTGCGCAGTGACTCGACAATCGAGGGTCCGGATCGGGTGACACAGGTATCCCTGAAGGATTCCGTGATCGCTTTGCGTGACGCAAAGATCAACCTGACATTTAAGCCAAACAGTAGCGCGCTGGACGCCATGCGCGCCGTCGCCGGATCGTTTGGTCTGCCTGTTCGTGAGAACTTACAGATCACCGACAGAGTGCTGCCGCGCGGGATGGCCTTTAACTGTCGCGTACGCCACGCTATGGATGAGATCTGTGCTTTCCTGGGGCTGGAGTGGAGCGCGCAAGGGTCAGAGATCCAGATCATCAAAAAAGGCGGGGTGTACTCCGACCAAGCCGTGTTGCTCTCGTCTGACACTGGTCTCATCGGGTCGCCAAAGCCGGAAGCGAAAACGATGACTGACAAACAGGCGGCAAAAAAAGGTATCAAATACGGTCAGGATGGCGTGCGCCGTTACACCGAAACCGACCCGAGCGCCAAAGTTAAGCAGCGGCAGATGCTGGAGGTTAACGGGTACAACGTCGAAGCATTGTTTAACGCTTCTATTTACCCGGGGGCGCTGGTGCAACTCAGCTCAGTAGGTATCGACGATAAGTTTTTCCGGGTAGAGGAATGTACATACGCGATCGACACCCACGGCAACGATTTTAAAGTGGTGGCTAAATTGCGCTTCCCTTCAGAGGTAAAACAGAATGGCTGAAAACAGTGATGATATTTTTGACGCTCTGGACGACTGGTTAACCGGGCATCTTGCCGACAAAGTCAACACATCCCTGGAGGGCGTTATCGTGGCGTACAAAGGCGGCCGCGTCGACGTAAGGCCTACGGGCAACAAAACATACAGCGACGGCGACAGCAACGCCTACGGCGTGATCTATGACCTGCCGCTGCACTGGCTGGCTGGCGATGGCGGGAAAGCAGGGGTTAAGATCCCGGTTAAGGTCGGTGATAAGTGCACCATTGTATTTAAGCAACATCCGCAATCAGATGAAGGTGAAGACGTGCCCCGCCGTTTCAGTCTGGCGGACGCTTACGTCCTGCCTGGGGTCGCATACCCCGACGACTTGCCCGGTAACGATAACGTCAAGCTGTATTATGGTTCGGCGTTTTTCGAGATCACGCCGGACGGAGTGGTGAACGTTAATGCACCTGGTGGTTTTAACGTTACCGCCCCTAAATCAACCTTTAGCCAGGAAGTCATAGCAAAAGGCCTGTTTACTTACCAGGCTGGTATGACCGGGAGCGGTAGCGCTGGCGGGGTTACTGCAACAATAAACGGTCGAGTGGTTGTGATGGGCGGTGACGTCGAAGTCGATGGTATCGGCGTTAAATCGCACCACCACACGGCGCAAGGCGCTAACGCTGACACAACATCGAGTAAGGCATAATCATGGATTTAATCGATATCAAAATTGAAAATGGGCGCTTTGTGTTTGATGACATTGGCGACCTTGTTTTTGTCCGGGGCGCTGACCGCGTGCGCCAGCAAGTAGAGTTCAGGTTGTCATTGTGGGCGGGTGAGTGGTTCCTCGATGAAACCTTCGGAACCCCATACCTGTTGCGGATACTGGGGAAAACTGCGGTTACTGTCGACGCTGCTGTCGACGCGTTGCGTCAGCAGATGCTGGACGTTGACGGCGTTCAATCCATTAACCGCCTCGACTATACGTTTGATGCAGAGGCGCGAAAACTAAACGTCGATGTAGACATCCAGAGCGTTTACGGAGTGGTGACTTATCAGAGCGCCGCGCAGCTGGAGTCAGCAAGTAAGATCGTCGACCGGACCGCGATCGACATGCGCGCTACCGAACTAGATCCGCGCGTGATAGTGAACAGTAACCCGGTGCACGGTATCCGGGGCGCCGGGGATTATCTGGTGATGACACAGGAAGGCGCCTACCCGGTCGAAATGGTCAACAATGTACAGGTAGGTCGACAGCTGCCGCCTGTAGCGCTTACTGCGTTCCCGTTCGTGTCGCAAACGCTGTCACGGTCTGACTACAACACGCTGTATAACGACACCCCCGGTGGTGGGCTTAAGGCCGCGCTATGGGGCGCACAGAATTCTAACGGCACCGACGCAGCGTATCTTATTGATGACATGTACGACGGCACCCAGCTGAAAGCGGGCGACGTCCTGCGCGTCGATCTGCTGATCAAAGCTTACGGTTACAGCAACTGCGGAACCGATGTTCAGATCTTTGATCAGGCCAATACCCTGTTCGGCAGGATCTCTTTGCGGCCTAACGGCACATATTCAGTCAGTTCCGGTTTTCGCAACGTAAAAGTGATCCGGTACGGTGGGGGGTGGTTCCGGTTCTCGTTCGTTGTTAACTGGGCTACTGCGGGCAGCCAGCTAAAACTGCGATACATCATGACGAACGCCGCGGGTAACACTATCTTCCCGTCGACAGGCAACTATAGCTCCGCCCTGCTGATCTCGCATGGCGTACTGTCGCTGGACTCCGGCACCGTGCCGTCGTTGCGCCCTGATGGTGTGTACACCTCACCTGCGGGCAGTATCTCTATAGCCAAAATGTACGGCGCGGAAAGCGTGCGCGTGCTGCTCACCGACGGCGGCCACATCGATCTATTCTTCGGGCAGGCAGATCACGTCGATCTACCGCTTAACCTTTATGATGTCGGCGACGCGTACATCAAACGAATTGAATACAGGGGTTAATCATGGCGCAGACAGTGCTGACCGATCAGGGCTTTGTACGCCCGACGATGGCAGAAATAATGCAGAAGATCGGCGACCGTATGGTCGAATCTGTGGGACCAGTAAACCGCCAGGCGGATTCTGGGGTAGGGCAGATTATCGCGATCGTATCTGAGGCTTTCGGCGTTTCGTACGAGGCCGCAGAAGAACTTTTTAACAGCCGCTTTTTATCTCGTGCCTCTGGGGTTGCCCTGGATGCTCTGGGCGAATGGCTCGGCATCCCCCGCCGTGGCAAATCGAACACCACCAGCGCAGTAATTCTTTACGGGGTTAATGGCGCTCCGGTACCAGCAGGCGCTCGCGTGGCGTACGGCAACTATCAATTCACCCTCGACGCTCAGGTAACCATTTCGACCACCAACACCACGGACACCACCTGGAGTGTAAACGCTAACCCCACAGGCAGCGTTGGCCTCGTGGTGAATGGTATCGAATACGTCACGCCGTCGTCGGGTAAATCACAGGCGCAGATCGCCGCCGATGTAGCCGCGTTGATCACCACGGGCGGGTCTACCACACAACTATTTAAGGCAACCTCTTCCGGTGTTAACGTTATCGTCACGTCCCCGAATCTCAACACGGGGATCTCTGTGGCTAACCGCCAGGGTATGTCTCTGGTACAAGTCGGGTCGCCGGGTAGCGTAACCGCAGTCGATGCTGGTCCGATCGCAGTTCCAGCGCACAACCTCACCACGATGATTAGCTCGGCGTCTGGTTGGCAATCTGTGGATAACCCTGTCGACGCAGTGCCGGGGTCGAATCGCGAAAGCGACACAGACTACCGCGCACGCTTGCAAGGGTCGAACGGTGCCGCGCTGGGCAAAGCCACCCCAGGGGCAATCACACAGGCGGTGAAAAGTGTTGCTGGTGTGACTGCGGCGACCGTTGTGGTTAACAGCACGATGAGTACGGTTTCCGGGCAGCCGCCAAAGTCCTTTAACGTGGTAGTCGCTGGTGGCCTGGAGACTTCCATAGGTGAAGCGATCTACGACGTGGGCGGCGCGGGTATTGAGACCTACGGCACAGAGCAAGTCACGATTTACGACCCAGACGGTGATCCACATGTTATCCGGTTCAGTCGCCAGGTGGTCGTGCAGTACAAAGTGACCGTGAACATCACGAAACTGCAACCAGAGGAAGCACTTGACCCTCGCACACCGCAGCTCATCGAGGCCGCTGTGCGCAGTTACTTTGCCGGGTTGTCGCTGGGTGATGACATTGTGGTGCAGCGTATGGTGGGTCCTATTTATGCGGCTACTACGGGCATAGCTACTGTCACCATTCAGGTGTACGACCTTAACAACGTGTTGCAGCCGTCAGACATTGTTCCGGTTCCGCAGAACTCCACGGCTGCCGTAACCAGCGTAACAACGACGGGGGTCTGATATGCAGGACTGGACCTGGTTCGACTATGACAGCGTGGCGCGCTCCCGGTTAACGGACTACCTGACGCACGATCCACAACCTGGCGATTTTCTGACGGCCTTGATCTCTCCAATGCGGGAGATCGAAGAGGTGTTTCACGTCATGCTGGCATCACTAAGCATTAACGATGCTACGGGTGTGTCGCTCGACGCGTTCGGCGAAATGGTTAACCTAAAACGCCTAGGTCTCGATGATGACAGCTACCGCCAGAGCATCCTGAATAAACGTTTTGCTAACGGCGGGTCGGGCACAAACGAGGACGTAAAACGAGTTATACGCGGGCTTATTGGGGCTTCAAACGCCGTTAAAATTGTTGCGCACCGCCCGGCGATGTTCGTTGCTTATGTCGACTTTGACGGCACCGTCCCAGCTAACCTTAACGCCAACGTTGAAAAGCAAAGCGTTGCCGGGGTTAAACCTTACGTCGTGCAGCGAGTAAAGGGTCAGGGCTTTCAGCTGGCTGCGGCACCATCTAAACCTGTAAACAATATTCTGCGGGTATCGCCACTGTCAGCGCGTAATGCTATGCGCGTAACCCCGCTGACACAGAATAACGCGATGAAGGTTAACAGTCGTATTATCTCGACCATTGGGTCGAAATTCGGCTCCACTCTCGGTTACGTTGCGTCAAACAATGCTCGATACCGGACAACCAGATTTAGCGGGGCAACGAGTGAATAATTTTGCGGTGAACAACGTCACTTCCGCCGACGGCCGGAAGAATAAACAGAAAGTGCCAGATGAGATCGTGGCGTACGGCTTTAAGCCGCCTGTTCAGACCCCGGACGGGAGCTGGCAGGCTGGCGATGAGCTGCCAGCGAACTGGTTAAATTGGCTGCTCAACGACCTG